TGTCCAGCGCGTTTTCAATACCACCCAGTTTCGTCTTCAGCCGGTCATCGGAGTAGTAAGCGGTGATGTTGCCGGTCGCGTAGATTGCACCAGCGCCGGGGTCAGCCGTGGTGCCGACAGAAAAACCTCCAGCGGCGCTAATCCTCGCGCGCTCGGCAGAGCCAGTAGCAAAGTTAATAATCCCGCCAGTTCCAACCAACTGCCCAAGTGTTAAAGTAGAGTTGTTACGAGTAGAGAAAATTCTTCCGACATCCGCAGATGCAACATCAATAATTAGCCCAGTATCAGTATCGTTTGGGTTATAAACATTAATTTGCCCACCCTCGCCACCTCCAGCGCTTAATACAGAAAGGTTGCCGCCCGCAACAGCGAATTTGCTTGGCGGCGAACTCGTCCCAATCCCGACGTTGCCACCATCAGGATTCAAAAGCAAATTAGCCGCCGAGTTCCCCCAGTAAACGCCCTGTATTGCGCCAATTCTTGATGACGCCGCGCCGTAAGAACCAACAAGAACGCCGCCTTCGCGATTTGTTTCTTGAAAACCAGCAACCCATCCAGCCCCACCAGCCGTAATCGTGGCGGTTGTCTGAAATTTGTACGAAGGCGAACTCGTCCCAATCCCGACGTTGCCGGAGGAGTCAATCCTCATGCGCTCGGTGTTGTTGGTGCCAAACGTAAGGTTCCCAGCCTGACCGTTCAGGAAATTAAGGTCAGTTGAACTGCTGTAAATTGTTTGCTTGTACGTGCCGCCAGTCTGGAACACCAACTGACCGCCCGTCGAGCCATTAATTGAGAGTGTGCTGTATCCAGCGGAATTAGTTGGAGTAGTCGTACCAATCCCCACATCCCCGGAGTTATTAATGTACAGACGTGTTGCGCTGTTGCTAATGTCGTAGATGTAAAAGCCGGTGTTGGTGTAGTCGTAGGAAACGCGAAACTTGTTGGTGACTACACCGCTTTGCCGATACGCCCAGATAACCGAGGTGTCTTGGTACGAAGTTGAAACGCGCAGCGAATCGCCAAAGAACGGAGTTATGTCCAGCGCACAAGTCGGGCTGCTCTGGTTGATGCCAAAGTTAGTCCCGTCGTAATACATGTTGCTAGAAGAGAACGTTCCAGACCCACTGCTGTAATAAGGGACGATGTTCCCCGTAAAGAATGTTTGCCCCGTGCCGCCATTAGCTACAGGCAAAGTACCAGTCACACCGGTAGAAAGAGGCAGTCCCGTTGCGTTGGTAAGTGTGCCGGAAGAAGGGGTACCGAGCGGGCCACCATCGTAGATAGCTTTGCTGGACGGGTACGTAACAAACACGTCCTTAGTGCCCGCCGTAAATACGACTTTATTACCAGAGTTGCTGGAAGACAGCACCGTGTCTCTGGAGAGCGTCGTACCTGACGAGGTGTACGTGCCAATACCAACTTCCCATTCGGTCCCGGTCTGGGCTGCAATGCAGTAGTACGTGGTGTTGGCGTTACCAATTACGGCAAACGATTGATACCCAGCAGCAGCGCCCAAAAGCGTAACCGTGCCGTTACCGGTCGTAGTGGTAGTTTCTTTTACACGATCTGCGATTACGAAGGCCATAGTTTCCTCACACGTGCATTTCTACATCTTGCCAATTGGGGGTTTGGGCGGTATCTACGATACCCCAGTTCGGGTTCTGGCTGTCATCAATAAGCGTCCAGTACGCAACCCCAAACGCATTAACTTGCCCACGAGCCTGAACCCCCGTGAGCGGAACAAGTTTTGTTGCGACCACACTACCAACCGCTCCGGTAGCAGACACCCCCGTTACGGGGAATGCCTTACCAAATCCAACAGACCCAACCTGCCCAACCGCAGATACCCCTGTTAGGGCGACAGTCTTACTGACCCCTACCGTTCCAACAAAACCGTAGGCAACGTCGCCATCTTCCCCAGCGCTACCCGATACAGAAACCGTACCAACGGCGCTAGTCTCAGAAACACCGGTAATACCGAACGATCTAGGCCCAACACCAAGATTGCCTGCCAGCCCAGAGGCCAGCACCCCAGTCAGAAATTTCTCAAACGCCGGATCAACCGAGCCAACTACACCAGCCGCTCCAACTCCAGTCAGGGCTACGAACCGCTCACCAACCGCGACAGACCCAACCTGACCAGCCGCCTCAACCCCAGCCAGCGGGATCTGCGGGTTTGCTGTAACGCTGCCAACCGCGCCAGAAGAATCAACTCCAGTTATAGAAACCGTATGGACTGGAGTTACAGTGCCTACATAAAGATCTGCATGGTTCCCGTACAACGTGGTGTTGGGGAAAATACTTTCATCCCCGACAAACCCTTCCGCCGGAGTACTGGTAAGCGCCGGGGATATTGTTACGTTGGTGATCGACCCAACAGCCCCAGACGCTGCAACCCCAGAAACAGACTGGGTGGGGTTAGCTACCGCAGTACCAACTTCACCAGCCGCCGCGACCCCGGTCAGGGCTACCGTAAGCGAAGTAGTTACCGAACCAACCGCGCCCGAAGCAACGACACCCGTTATATCTTGGGGGAAAGCAAAATTAACGCTACCAACCGCACCAGAAGCGCCGACACCAGTCAGGGCAACAGTGCGCGACTGGGTTACTGAACCAACGACTTCAGTAGAAGAAACCCCCGTTAGGGCAACAGTTACCGGTGCCCCTCCCGCAAGAGAGGCAAACGGAGCGCCCGAGAACGGAGCTATTCCAAACGTCATAGCTACTCAGCGGGCATAGCCCGCCGCCTTATCAGGTTGTAGCCAGACGCAGGAGCGCGTTCGTCGTGTTGTTGGTGGGCATGGTCAGAGTGAACGTCCCCGCAGTAATCGTCTGCGAACCAAACGTGTGCACGCTGACAGCCTTATCCGACTTGGTGGAGTTATAGATCAACACCGCGTCAAAAGCCGTGGAAAGCGTCACGTTGGTGTACGTGATCGAAGCAGAGGGAGTCCAGTAAGCCACACCCGCCGTAGCCGAAGAGTTTGTCGAGGCCGGGGCGTTTCCGTTGGTGACTGCTACCCCACCCGGAGTGTAGTTCGTGCCAGTGACTTCACCTGACGAGGAGTACGCCGTGGTAGAGGCATTGATCGTGGAAGAAGCCAGATACAGAGCCGCCTTGAACGTATCGCCCGTGGACGGGGTAAAATCATGCGTGGCAGTCAAAAGCTGCTGCATGAAGGAAGTGCACATGCTTTGGGTATTTGCCACAGTTTTCTCCTTTACTAACCAATTGAAGCCGCTTCGGCAAACAGCGGCGGAACTTTTTTCAGGGTTACGTGTGCCGAACGATGCACAAGCTCTCCTTCATGCCAATATTCAACCCAAGTCGTAAACTCATTCTCGTTATCGACGACCCCTTCTTTCTTTTCCAGAAGAGCCTCGTCCATCTGACCTTTGGTGGTGTTAACCAGAGCCATTAAGAAATCCTCACGATAGCGTCGTTGGCCGTAACAGCCGGGAACGTAATTGTAAATGTTTGGTTTACTACAGTCTTGTCCGAACCAAAATTAAGCACCGCCACCGACTTGTTGCCTTGGGTCTGGTTGTAGATCAAAGCACCACGGGCAATAAACGTAGCCCCCGCCCACACCGCCGGGTCAAACGAGATGTAGGCAGTCGGCACCTGCTGGTTATTAATCCCAGAAGTCGGCGTTTGGGAAATCGTAAGTGCAATCCCCCCAGCCACATACCCCGTGCCAGTCACCTCGTTATCCGTCGTATATGCAGTAGTGCTCGGACCAAGCGCGGCATTACCCGTATACAAGGCAATCTTGAACGTGTCTGCCCCAGTCGGGCCAAAGTTGTGCACCGCCTGAAGAAGCTCGACTTTGAAGCTGGTAGTGGCTGTTTGGAACAGTGCCATATCAAGTCACTTTAATCTTTACCTGCCCGTCACGGTACGCATCTCCGCGCTCCATGCCGTCACCAAGGCGCTTCGCAAGCCCCAATGCTTCTTTGTATTTGGCGTCATAGAACGCCATAACATCTTGCTCGCCCTTCATGTAGGTATACGCCTCAACAAGTGACCCGTAGAGCAGCACGGAATCAAAGTTGTCACCCAGCCAAGAAGAACCCGCCGTCACGATGGACTCGGGGTAATAGTAATAATGAAGCTCCAGCTTGTAGTTGCCGTTGGGCGTGGGGCCAAGAATAAATGTCAGTTCGTTGGTAATCGTAGAACCACTAATCGCGGGGCCGAACAGCGCATAGTACCGGGGAACACCAGTATCGTCGGGGGTCGGGAACGACTGGCGGATGAAGTTCACATCCTTGTTCAACAGGTACTCATAGGTGCCGGTATCAATATCACCACCCGTCACGTCGGTAACAACAGCAAACGAGTACGCCGCCAGAAAATCATTCGGTGCAGCAACGTACTTGTTGTTGGTTGTCGTAGTGCCAACCATGTTCTTACGCAAAGACGGGAACTGCACCGTGTTATAGATGCGCTGTTCGGCCTGACGAATAAACCGGTTGATTTGTTCGGTCGTGGTGTCCTGCGACCCATCAGAAAGGTCGAAAGCCGGAAAGTTGTTTTCCGTGTACGACTGAATCGAATCAAACAGTTCTTGGTAGTTCATGATTACGCCATCGGGCCACGAGCCATAGTGCCCTTGGTAGCGGCACCGGTACCACGGATCTTAATGCCGGTCGTTTTAGCTTCCGGGCTGTATCCTTCACGATCAATGTTGCCAACCGACATGTTGACGGAGTTGGCTTTGGTAGGCTCGGCTTGGTAGCCGTTGCAAATATCTACCTTGCCACCTTCCATCGTGTGCGGCTGGGCATACACTTCGGCAGCACCAACTTCCTTGCCGCCAACCTTCTTGCTGAATTTAGCCATGATTACTTGCTCCGGCCAGACTTCTTGTAGGTGAACGAAGAGATCTTCTGGTTGGCAACCTTTGCCAGACCACGGCCCATCTTCTTCATGTCAGCGTTAGTCTTGCCACCCTTACGCAGCTTGGTCAGCGGCTTGCCGGGGTGCATCGACTTTTCGTGCTTGTGCACGGCTTTCTTGGCATCCATGTCTTACTCCTTCAAGTTGTACTAACTGTTACGTTACCAATCTGGGCTTGCAGGATCAGGTAGTTAGGCGTCAATGCGGAGTCAAACTCCCTCGCCCCACCCACCGGACCCCAACCCCACTGAAACACCCGGCTACCACCTTCCGGCGTACCGGTTTGATTCTCTG